GGTGGAGGCTCCGTAGACGAGCTGGATGCTCATCAGGGCACCCTCAACGCATCCGCGCCATGGTCTGCGCCAGCTTCAGGCCGGATCCATCCCCGCGCACCCCGACCGACACGTTCCACGCCTTGCGCCTCAGCTCAGCTACCTCCTGCGACAGGTTTCCAACCGCGAGGGCCAGATGGGCTAATGCCGGATCGGACCCACCACGCAGCACGCCAGCGCCGCCGCCGAGGGCCCCGGACTCCTTCAGGCGGCTGGTGATAGCAGCAGGGATCACCGTTCCCTTGGAGGGGGGCGTCCAGAGGCTGTTGGCGGGCCGGTTGATCAGGGACAGGGCGCCAGAGGCTGATAGGAACGCCTCCTGGCCCAGGCTCATGCCGCTGGGGCCGTCGTTGATGCGGTACGTCTGGCCAGCATCCACAGGGCCACCCGTGAAGCGGGCAGGGGGGAGGCCAGAGGCTGCTGCCAGGGAGCGGTAGAACCTGTCGGCAGCGTTAGCCGCGTTGCCCATGTTGGTGCTAAGCCCTGCCGCCTGGCCCTTGGCTGCAGCGGTGGCCTTGGATGCCGTGCCCATAAAGTCCTTGATGTCGTTTGCAGCGGGCCCCACCCCTTTGCCCAGAGCCTGCCCGATCTCGTAGTAGTCCTTGCCGGTATCACGCACCCGGAGGCCCACATCCTTGGCCAACTGGGCAAAGGCGCCCTGTTGCGCTAGCGGCACCTTCAGGCTGTCCCCCACGCTCTTAAACTGGTCGGCGGTGCCTTTGGCTGCCTTGAACGTGCCGTCAGCGGCGAGAGTCAGGCCCCTAGAAGCAGCCTCAGCAATGATGGCGTTGCGGGCCGTTTCGCTATTGGCGTTGGCAATCCGCTCCTCAATCGGCTGGGTCTTGGCCAGGATCTGCAGCTTGGAATCAGCAGCAGTCAAACCAAGCTGAGCAATCTGTAGCGCTATCTCCGCCTCCTGCCTTGCCTGTGCGTTACCTGTAAGGGAGGCTGCTTCTAGCTTCAGCTCTGCTTTCTTAACCTCTAGCCTTGCTGTATTGGATGCAAGATTAGCCTCTAGTGTGGCCTGTTGTTGCTGTAAGGATACTAAATCCCTCTGTAGGGTCTGCTGTTGTGTTAGTGCCGTAAACTTAAAGTTCAGCGCCGCTTGCTCGATTGCTTCACCCCTGCGCTTGATTGCATCTAGCTCCGCTTCGCTCGCCTGTCGGTCTTGGGCATCCTTCAGCTCAAAACTGTTGCGGTTGCGGATGATATTGAAACGCGAATCTTCCAGATTGATCAGCGCTTGGCCAAGGTTCACGCTGGCCTGCTGCACCGAAACACGGCCTTCACTCTCAGCCTTCAGGGTTTTTTGTACAGCCTCAGATAGTTGCCCTTGAGTTATCAGCTCCTTAGCCTTCTCTTCGCCTTGCTTTTTTGCCGTTGCCAATCGCTGGGCATCGGCAGCGCTGATAGCATTGGTTTCAGTAAGGATGTCGCGCTGCTTTGCTGCAAAGTCTTTGGCAAGCGTCCCAATCTCAAGTTGAATCTGAGCAAACTGTTCACCGCCTAGATTCAGCTCACCAAACCAGTCACGACTAGCGCCTGTATTGGCAATGGCATCGCTTAGTAGGTTCTTAGACTGTTCAGAGCTTAATCCATATTGTTTTGTGATGTTCTGCAGTATGCCAACAAGCTGCTCTGCCTCGTCAGCTGTTACACCAAACGACTGGCGAAGATCCCTTGCCGATGTATCAACTTTCAGCCCCTCTAGTGCCCCGGCTAGGTCTGCCACCTGCTTGGTGATTGTTGGCAGCAGGCTGGTCCCAAAGCTGGCCTGTAGGTCGTCAAAGGCGTTCTGTAGCTTTGCAAAGTTCTGCGCTGCGGTAGGAACTCCGCCCGCTCCTGCTGTCAGGTCGTTTAGGCCCTTGGTTATGGCCGGGAAGAACTCAGACGAGGTGAGCCGACCCGACTCCACCAGCTTGATCAGCTCCTGCTGGCTCACCCCGAGGCCCTTGGCGGTGGCAGCCAACGCAATCGGCAGCCGCTCGCCCAACTGCCCACGCAGCTCCTCCATCGAGACGGTGCCCTTGGATGCCACCTGCTGCAGCGCCAACAGGCTGCCGCTGATCTCGTAGTTCGACAGGCCCAGCGCCTGGCCAGACTTGGCCACCGCCGCAAATAGATCCTTTTGCTGCTTCAGGGGCACACCGGCCGCCGTTGCCGCTGCGGTGAAGCTGCCGAAGTTGTTGGCTAGATCCTTGAACGACAGGCCCAACGTGTCGGCAGTCTCGCGGGCAAACCCGAGCGCACCGGCTGCACCCTGCGGGCCGAGAGTGTTGCTGAGCTTGCGGCTGATCGTCTCCAGCTCCACAGCCTTATCGACCGAACCCTTCAGGAACCCGGCAACCGCCGCGCCAGCCCCCAGGGCTCCGAGGCCCGCGAAGACACCGCTCAGCCCTTTGGCGGCGTTGGCGGTCTGGCTCAGCGCCTTGTCCACCTCTCGTTGTGCAGCAGCCAGCTCGCGCTGTGCCTGCTTGAACTCGCGCGAACCGATCGCCGTTTTCTCCAGCGTCTGATTCAGCTCTGACAGGCGACCACGTAGCCCGTTGATCGTCTGCTCGTTGCCGCTGAAACCCTGCTTGAACTCCTGCCCCGCCTGCTTGCCCGCCTGCCCGATCTGCCGCGAGGCATCAAGCACGCCCTTCACATCGGCGCTGACCTTAACGACCCATTCATTCCCTGCCATCTCAGCTCCCTGGTGTCACGACGTACTGGGTGGGGTTGGTCCAGCTGATGGCGTACTGATCCAGCACCCCGAGCCCCTGCCCCGGCGCATCACCACCGATCGGCACCGCACGGCAGCCGGGCAGGAGGCTGATGATCCGCTGGGTCAGCGCCTGCAGGGCCGTCAGATCAACCGCAGACGATGGAACCACCACACCAGCAACCACGGCAGCCGAGGCGATGGTGCTTGCAGCCAGGGCATAGCTGAGGGTGAATGGTGAGGCCGTGGTGGCAGCGGTGACCGTGAAGGTGCCATTCAGAGCGGCGAAGGGGGCAGGGAGATCGCTCACCGCTACCTGCTTGCCCACGCCGAAGCCATGCGCCGCCGCGAAGGTGAGCGTGGCCGTGCCTGATGCAAGGGCGGCATTGGTGATCGCCTGCGGGGCCACCTGCAGGGCAGACCACTCGCTCACGTAAAGCCGGAACTGGGGGTTAAGCCCCGTCTCCCCGGTGAGCATCGCCTCGGGGCTGTAGTCGGGGTTGTTGAGGATCACCACCTCCAGGCCAGCCACGGCCACCCCCTCGGGTAGCTGCTCATTGCGGCGCACCACGGCGATGGCAGGGACAGGGCTCTGGCCGCGAGGTGTGTACGTGCCTAAGGCTGCGCTGACCACTGCATCGCCCGCCAGTAGGTCGTACAGCTCCTGTGCAGTGGTGGGCAGGCTCATGCCTCAGCTTTCCCGGCGGTTGGGGCGATCTGGGAACCGGGTGGCGCTGCCCTTTCCAAACGGCTTACAAATGAAGTAGAATGCCAAAGCCACCACCGCACGACCGACCATGGGAGAAGCAAGGCGCCGTAAAAAGGCGCTGGGGTTTGCATACGGCACGCCGGAGGGTAGTCGTTACGATCCGCTAATGCCCAGTTTTCAGCTAACTAATGATATTGTTTGTAGTTACCTGTCAAGAGACGACACAGTAAATCTTGTAGAAACCTGTCAAAAACCAGGCCCTTGGGAGCGCAGGTATGCACCAATAGAAGCGCAAAGACACCTTTGCAAAGAAGTTGTAATCACCTGCTATACAGATGGCGATTTAGTGATTGCCCTGGTACCCCCAGCCACGCCATGAGCAAAGACAAGCAAAGTGGTGTAACACATGACGCCACCTAAACCCCCAACCACACAAACAAACCACTGTGACAAAAGAAAGCCTCTCGTCCGTTGACATATGGACGCGTCCAGCAGAATCAGAGCTTAGAAGTGAGGCGCTAAGACGCAGCGCTAACAAGCCGCTTGACGAGCCTTACGCCATTTGGGAGCGAAGGGGAAAAACAGTATTTGTCAGTGATATCAAAGGTATGTCCCTTGAGGATCTGGAGGTTTTAGCAAGTGACATGCAAGTGAAATGGAATGAGCTAAACAGCGAAATCACAACAGCCTACGCCAGGCTTGCATCTGTTCCTGAAACGCAGCCGTCAGTTGCCGACAGGTTAAGACTGACAATACGAAGAATGGTGCGCAAGAAGACACATGCCAAGACGATATGGTGGGAAGCGTCAAGGCAAAAGAGTTATCTCAATAAAGACAAGCATAGGCCAAAGCCGAAACTTGTTAATAGCCAGCGAAACAAAGATAGCTTAACAGCTTTGGATAGCAAAATGAATTACTTTAGGACCAAAGAGCTTATGTCCTTGATTCGCGATGAGATTGGCGATGCGCGGTTTGATGTATTAGAAAGCCAAGCGCGAGCGCAAGCTATTCCGTTATTTCAGGCGTGGGTCACTACTACTGATGCCCCGCCTGTGTTGATTGAACATGTACTACTGGAAAACCAAAAGCACATGCTCCCCACCCCCTGATCTCATCCGCCAGGCCCTTTCCACCGATTCTCCACCACCCCCGAACACGCCATGAGCAAAGACGAAGATAGTGGTTACATTTGGCCACTGAACAAGGAAGCTAAAAAGGCTGCCGACCAGACCGCAGCCTTGCTAGGGCTCAGCAATAGCGGTCACGCCATAGGCGGGGGACTGGAGATTGTCTTGGCGCACGCAAAGGCTCACGCAATAGGCAAGACAGAGATATTTTTCTGCGCGCCCAAATTAGCAGAAGTCCTAAACAACAACCCAGAGTTCATCGATGCCCTTTGCGAAGAAGGCGTAGTCGAATGGCTGACGCCGTTTGTTCTTACCAAATCCAAGCAGTCCACCACCGACACCGGCCAACCATGAGACGCTTCCTTGGCTTTGACCCTTCCAACCCTCACATCACTCCAAAAAGAGTAGTTCACGCCATTGTGGCCAATGCGCTTGTAGTGCTATGGGCTGCGGCAATTGTTTATTTAGCCTTCACTGATCCGTTCAACGCTTGGGTATGCTTTGTGACATTCATGTTTAGTTACCTGATGGCTAAGTATTCTTAGCCCATCTCCTACTCACCATTATTGAGGATTTAGCTTTGGCTCACTACTGTGCTCCAGGTTTTCAGTTTGATAGAAAAGGATTTAGCCCAACGAATACACCGCCAAGCGTCAAGGCTGTGTGTGAAGGGTTGCTTGCGCTTGGCTCGGGCGTCACTTTGGCAGGAGAAAAGCGTCTGGCTTTTCTTGCTGCATTGCATCAAGCCGTACAAGAAAAACACATTGATCTTTCAGATCCTAACCCTGTCGCTGGCATTGAATGGGAAACCTTAGTCCCTGGTGCTGAATGGGAAGCATTAGGCGACACGGGCGAAGGAACAATCAAGGTCACTGCAGAATGGCGGGTATCTATTGCCCCGCTACCTGAGGCGTCTGATGCGCTGGGTCTGCTCCCCAGTTGACCCGGAAACCTGCCGCAACACTGCCCGCCCGCCATGGACGCCCGCTCCTGCCCACGCTGCGGTGCCCGATGGCTTGACGGGCAGCTGTACTGGGCCACCGGCAAGAAGGCCTCTGAGCTTGATCTGGCGGGGCTGGTGTGCAACATGGTCAGCGACCCCGCCTGCATCAACCCGTGCAAGGGGCGTGAGGGTGGCGACACCTGGGCCAATCGCGTGGAGCGCGTCAGCCAGCTGTTTAGTGCTGAGGCGTAAGGGCATCAAGTACCCGTCAAGTACCCATCAAGTACGGCAGGCATGAAAAAGCCCCGGCAGTACCGGGGCCATCAACTCAAACAACGGGATTCCCGGTGTTTGCTTGGCTACCACTTGACCCTGTTCGCCCAGTAAGCGGCGCTCATCGGGCCCTTGGCACCCTCCTTGGCCAGCACCGCATGGCTCTTAGTGGCGTGCTGGGGGGTCCGCTTGGGCTTGTTATAGCCCTGAAACGTTTCCCCCCGAACAGTGATCGCCATGATCAGAGCAGATCAAGGCCGACCTTGCCGTAACCGGCCAAGCTCACCTGGAACTTGATCACCGTGCCAGCAGCCTGCTCAGGCTGGTAGCTCTCAAAGAAGCCATAGCCGTACTCCACCTGGTTCCCGTTGTTCGGGCCGATGACGGCGTACTCAACCATGAGCTTTTCGCTCACGTTGAACTCCTCGCAGATCCGCATGGCACGCCACGCAGGATCGGCGAAGTTCATCGCCCCGGACAGGCTCCAGGTCTTGTCCCTGGCGGTAGGAATCGGGGTGTTGTAGCTGCCTGCCTCGTCGTCGTAGGTGGTGACCGATTCCTTTGTGGTGCTGTTGCTCGGCTGGATATTGGTCAGCCCCAGCAGGCGGAACGGGGGATCGGTGCCGTCGAGCAGGAGTGAGGGGGCCACCACACCAGCAGTTACGGCGGCAGTGGTGATCGCCGAACCGGTCAGGGCATAGGTCAGGGTGTGCGGCGAGGTGGTCGTAACTGCTGTCACCACGAAAGACCCGTTGAGCGTGGTGAAGGGGGCAGGCAAGTCCTTCACCGCGATCCGCTTGCCCACCGTGATGCCATGGGCATCAGCAAAGGTCAGGGTTGCGGTGGTGCTGGTGCTCACGGCATTGGTAACCGCCTTGGTGCCAACACCAACGGCAAACGTTTCACCCGTGCCAGCGGTGATCACCTTGGCGGTGGAGCTTTGCAGGGTGGTGTTGTCAATGAACCTGCCGGTGCCAAGCCCGCCGAGGTTGATGCGGTTGAGGTCAACCGCCGAAGACTTGAGGGGGGTGAAGAAGAACCTAAAGCCGTAGGCCTGTTCCCATGCCTGAGTCATGATCCTGCCGGCGCTGCCGGTGCGTTACCTCGCAGGGTTCCGCTACGGCTTAAGCCTTCTCAGCGGCTTAGGTGGGAAAGCTGGGGCATGGCTTCTTACCCTCGCGGCGTTTCCCACTGTCCCCATAACGCACGGCGCCCGTATCAGGCTCGCGTGTGGTGGGCTGGAAGGCGGTGGAGCCTGGGCTACTTCACGTCGATTCAGGCAGCAGCGCAGGCGGTGGAGGATTGCTATCGCCAGATCGAACGATGGGCAGCCATGAACCTGCCGCCGCCCATGCTGGCGCTGCAGCAACGGGAGCGATCGGTACCAGCAGGGTCACTGCCCGCTGCGGATCATCCGCCAGCCTGAAGACCCGCTCCTGCCCCGCTGCTGTGTCTTCCGCCAGCAGCAGCCCCCGCCAGCCGTCCTGATGTTCCACCGGGGCGAGCAGTAGCGCATCGTCTGCCAGCAGGGCCAGCAGCGTTGGCGGTGGTGTCCCCTCCCCGGCGGTGGCCAAGGCGTCGTAGAAGGCCATGGCGAACCCTGGCACCTGCACCGCTTCGCAGAGGGCCAGCATCGCCGCACCGGCTGCAGCAGGGGGCCCCTCGGCAGCGTCCTTATCCTTGGGCGGCAGGAACCAGCAGAACTCCTCCATGGTGAACGGCTCGCGGCGCTTCTCGGTGTCCCGGTGAGCGCTGGCATACCAGGCGTGGAAGTTGGCGATCGGCCGCTCTGCCGCGTGCAGCCGCTCCCTCAGGAGGCGAGTGCCTTGGTCGAGCGCCTCCCAGATGGTGGCTTCCGGGCACCAAGCAAACAAATCACTCGTAAAAGCGTGATGACGAGGCCAGAGGTCGTTGAGCTGCCAGAAGATGGCTCCCCAGTCGGTGGGAGATTGGGCTTTCCCAGGCTGTCGGCCATCAGCTGCAGTGTGGCCGCAGGATCAGCCGGTGCAGCGCCGCCGCGTTGCTCCCGCAGCATGAAGGCGTAGATGGCACTGCGGAGCCCCTCGGTGAGGTTGCCGGTGTCGTCGTCGGTCCATTTGGCGCAGTCGGGATCCACCTTGCCCAGCCGGTAGACGATCGCGGCGGTGACCAACCGGGTGACCTGGGCCTCGTTCTTGGCGGAGAGGTGGTTGTCAATCTCGCGGATCAGCCGGTGCTCCCGCTGGCGGATCGCGTCTTCCTTTGGCTCCAGCACCACGGGGATGCCGATGTGCTTGGCCATCAGGCGAGAGGCCACCAACTTGGCGTCTTCCTCTGGTAGCTCGTCCATCTCTTGGATGATGCGGGCCAGCCGGTGGGTCTGCTCGTTCACCGTGCTCTGGTAGTCGATCTCGTCGAGCATCATCCGTTCACCAGCCAGCAGGCTATTGAACACGGGGAACTCCAGGATGCCGGTGGTCTCGTCCCCCACCTGCTCGACCTTGACTTCCGGGGCGGTGACAAAGGGAAGCGGCACGGTGCTGTTGTGTTTTCTCAGCTTGCCGTTGTGGCTTAGGGAA